TAGGGTCTCTCCTCACTCAGCAGTGCAGAACCTAGACTAGAGAAGATCTCTCTGTCTATTCATCCGTTTGGAAGGTTTCATGTTCACAGAGGACAACCCATATAGGACTCGGGTCCGGTCGAGATTAATCCCGACTGGATTTCGGCCATGGGGCGTTGGAATTGCCTATGAAAACGGCTTCTTCCCTCAACCTGTTAATCATTATGAATATCAGGGCGAGGAACTCTGTGATGCACAGATTACTGTGTCGGAAGGACATCCCTTTTGGTCCGGTGTTAAGGACACTGAGGGTATTAAACCGGATCAAGGCGGTGACTTTCTTACAACGTACTTTCAACCAATCGTTGATCGAGGTATTTACTCGAGCAGCTCGGTTGATTGGACGTCTAGTCATCGCTTTTGGCAACACTCGGGACACTTAATTCCTAATACTAGGAATGTCTACGAGGGAGCGAGTATTGGTTGGGGTTATATAACCCGTGATACCAATATCGCGGATTTGGCGCAAGCCTATCCTGCCATGCGAGATAGCGACGAAACGCTACTCGCAAGGGGTACGACTGCAATAGCTCGTACCCGTCCGGATCAAAGTCCTGCACAAGTAACGCAGTTTCTTGTTGAGTTGAAAAGGGACGGTGTCCCTTTTCTAGCTAAACTCTCTAAGAAAGAGTTTGAGAATGTGTTAAGCATTTTCAAATCTCGAGGAGTTAAGAAGTCGCCTAAAAAGGCGTCTGATTATTTCCTTGAGAACCAGTTCGGTCTGAAACCTTTCGTTTCAGATCTAACGGCGGTCTCTCGAATGGCTATGGGCGGAAATTCCGTCCTAGATAATCTTATCGCTAATAGCGGTAAGCTCATTCGTCGGCGTTACTCGTTCCCGCATGAAACATTCTCCAGTCAGCGTAGTCATTCGGCCGTCCATAATGTTTTTGGATTTCCGAATTATTATCCCTATAACCAGTATATCTATGGTACATGGGATACTACGCCTCAAGAGATCCGTACTAAGCGCGAGACCTGGTTTTCAGGGGCCTATCGGATTTACATGCCGACAGACCTTGAACCTGTGTCTCGTCTCAAAGCGTCCCTTGACAAGGCGCGTTGGGATTACGGATTGGAACTAGATTTCGACACTATGTGGAATCTAGCTCCCTGGAGCTGGCTGCTCGACTGGCAATTTAACCTTGGCGATGTCATTACTAATTTTGCCAAGTGGTCAGACGATGCAGTTGTGTTGCACTATGGGTACGTGATGCAGAAAACTGTATCTGAGTACTCCATTGCATTCGACGGTTCCTTTATTGAGGGAACCAAACCGAGTGTGTCAGTCCCTTCGCAAGGTTTGAAAGTTACAACCAAGCGTAGACTGCGTGCAACGCCATACGGCTTTGGAACGTCTGCTGGTTCGTTATCTCTGAACCAGAAGGCGATCCTCGCAGCTATCGGAATCACCCGATTCTGAGGCTCGGGGAGTTCTGCTTTTGCTGAACTCGCCCTCCACCATTTATCCCACGCTGGCAAGCGTGGTTCAGAAAGGAGCGATGCCTAATGGCACTCGCAGATCCACAGACAGTGACTATTGACTCAGTGGCCATCTCTTTGCCCCGACTGGGCCAGAGTAATAACTCTGGTTCTTTCGGGTCGAACGATGGTTTGGTGACTGAAACGGTTTCCCACCAAAACGGGAAGACCACCAATCACCTCATTCGGATCGACCACAACAAGGTTGCGGAAGATCCGTTCCAGTCCGGCGTGAACAGTAAGTACTCGATGAGTGCTTATCTGGTCGTCCGGGTTCCCGCGGTAGGTTATACCGTGGCTGAGCAGAAGAAGGTCGTCGACGGGTTTATCGCCCAGCTGACTGCTTCTTCTGGTGCGATGATCACGAAGGTTCTCGGAAACGAGAGCTAGCGTGCGCACTGCTTAGGGAGTTTCCCTAAGCTGCTGCCTGAGGAGTTCCGTTAGGCTATGGATGTTTTACCCCTATATAGGAGGAATACATGAAAAGCCTGATGTCGCTCTGGAATGTGTTAGTCAATGATTTGGCTAACAGGTGCTGCACTACTGCAGACCGTGACATTATTACCGTCACGGCCCGCGTCAAAGACGAAGGGTATTCGTTTCTTACGATTACCCTTCCCAGCTTTGAAAAAGATCTCCTAAAGAGTCTTGATCAAGGTTGGGTCGGCTCCGACCAGTTCAGTGGTTTCCACCGTTCTGGGGGTCTCCCTGCTTTTTTGCAAGGTTTCCTTTGCCGTATCTTTGATTCGGTCAGTGGTGTGTTACTGCCAGAACCGTGCATCGATTCGATCTTTGCGGTACGTCAGTTAACTGGCGTATTCGGAAAGCTCGGCCTCGAATGTACAAAACAACGTACAGATGAGGCGATGCAAGGTTATGTGCAGTGTGAGTCGGATGTCGCTAGTGCAGATAGACGATGGGGCGATTATACCCCGTTTCAATCTCTCCGCACTAGTTTCGCTATGCTCTTCGGCGACTCAATCGACAGGCTCAACCGCGATTTACGGGAGAGTCGGTACGATCGTTTCGTGCCCAAGCATGGACCCGGAGCTACAGCAGACCGTCTGGTCGGTAACCAGAAGTTTAACCAGTCTGTCTGGCACTCCAGGCTCGAGGAAGTGTTTCCAGTTGGAGAGTTCATCATCCCCAATTGGAGGCACTATCTATCCCTCGAGCGAATTGATATCCGCGAACCTGGAAAAGAGCAACCCGTTCGGGTTATATCTGTTCCTAAAACGCTCAAAGCACCACGGATAATAGCCATTGAGCCGACGTGTATGCAATATACACAGCAGGCTATCTTGGCTGCTCTCCGTGCTTCCATGGAGGAGGATAAATTTCTCCATGGTTGGATCACTTTGGATGACCAGACGCCTAACCAGCGTATGGCCCTCGAAGGTTCCTTTGGTGGCAAACTCGCTACCATCGATCTCTCCGAGGCTAGTGATCGCGTTTCGAATCAGCTTGTGCGGTTCTTGCTTGCTCCTTGGCCTGATTTTAACCAGGCCGTGGATGCTTGCAGGTCTCGTTCAGCTGATGTGCCTGACCATGGCGTTATTCGCCTGGCCAAGTTCGCGTCTATGGGTTCGGCGCTTACGTTTCCGATTGAGACGATGGTTTTCTTAGCCATTTGTTTCGATCGGTTGCGCGCGTCTAACACCCACCTTCGTGCTCCAGACCTTAAAAGGTTGGGAGCGCGAGTGCTGCGCGCTTATGGGGATGATTTAATTGTCCCCACAAGCATAGTGCGCGACGTCATTAGCGATCTCGAGACTTTAGGTCTAAAGGTCAACGCTAACAAGACTTTCTATAAAGGTTCATTTAGAGAGTCTTGTGGTAAGGATTACTATGCGGGTGCTGACGTTTCAATCGTCAGGTGCCGATCTGTATTCCCTACCAGTCATCGCGACGCAAATGAAGTGGCTGCCATGGTCTCTTTTCGCAATCAGCTTTACTATGCTGGTTGCTGGACCACATGCCAATGGCTGGACAAGAAGATCACCAAGATTCTTGGTGTGTTTCCTCTTCTTGCCACCACTTCGCCAGGTCTGGGCAGACATTCTCACTTACCGCTATCGGTTTATCCGGGAACGGTTCGTGGCCCCTATCAGCGTCTTGAAGTTAAGGCTCTGATATTACGGGCACCGGTACCAGTAAATGGTATCAGTGGTTTATCTGCTCTGATGAAGTGTTTGGTCACGGATTATTTGAATCCGGACGAAAAACACCTGGAGCGTTCTGGGCGTCCGAAGTCCCTTAGCACCAAACTTCGGTGGGTACCTGTTGCGTAGCCAGTTTTAAACCTGGTGCGACAGTATACCTAGGACACTCCCGGCGTTGCCGGGAGTGTGGGACTTTAGAGCCCATGAGGAGATCGAGTG